ACCGAACCAGGACGCTCATTATCGCTGTTTATAAGAATAAGAATAAGGGGAGAGCTCCTGAGTTGGCGGCCCCAAATAATAGTAGTTGGAAGTGTGTAGTAGAGTTAGGACGGCAGGGTGCTACACGGGTCACCTCACCGAACCAGGACGCTCATTATCGCCGTTTATAAGAATAAGGGGAGAGCTCCCGAGTTGGCGGCCCCAAATTCTTTATTTACTTACTTATTTTGTTCTTTAAATAGCGTATCACTTACTGAGACACTCACAGACATGGTCTATGAGCTCATGCTCTGAGATAGTTAGGTGTGCGTATTCTATTTCCAGAATGTCAGCGCTACAGGTCAGATCTTTGTGGAAGTTAAGTTCTTCTATATCGGATAAGGCCTTGAGTTAGCCGCGTCGGGCGGGTGATTTTCGGCGGCCGGCTCGTTTGGCGTCAGTAGATTATTCTTCGTGCGCGGCAATGCCACGTCTGTAATACCAATCAAGTAGTAGTTTAAGCTTCGGTTAAAGAGGTGATTTTGGGTCGAGGTCCTTGAGAAGGTCAGCATATATGCAGTATATGGCGTAGGCGCGGCCTGCCCAGTAGGATGAATTGCCAGAACTGGAGGATACCCATATGGTAGAGAAGAGCTTTACGACGAAGCGAGAGGAGAAGGTGGGACCCATCTCTGTTATTAGTATATTCTTTGAGTAAAAAGTGGTGGCAAGATTAATCTCATCGCAAAGATTCTCAAGAGGCTTAAGGTTTAGGCAGAAGAAGCTAGAGGAGGCGACAGTACCGACAGTGTTTAGTTTCTTGAGACAAGTTAAAACGTCAGTATAGTCCTCCTCTGGAACCCATATGTTTACGTCATCACCCCCTACAACGAGAACGAAGTTCTGTTTTTTGAGGATAATAACAATCATGTAAACGAGCCTGGCGGTCATGCGAATGGTATTTCCAAATGTAGTGCGGGTGGGGTGTCCGCTGAAGGTAAGGCCGTGGACAAGTATGTCCATGAAGGAGTATGAACCGATTGCAACACTAAGCCAGCACCACGGGTTGGCACAACCTGTTGCGGTGAATATAAGTTCTTCTTCAAACTGCGGTTAGAATCCCACAAATATCACAAGAAGCTGTGATATGAGCAGGAGGTCAAGCATAAGGAACACCCAAAATTGGTTGGCGTCCCAAGCAGAGCCGTCACCCGCTATTACCTTCCAGCGTCGCGTAGTAGTAAGAAGATTTTGATTCGTGATCTTTGTCATGGTTTCTTCATTGACCTGGTCAGACTTCCGGCCAGAACCGAAAACGAGATAGGGGCATCTATGGAAGACGTAAACGAGCCAATCTAGACAGAGGGCGTTTACAATCACGCTCCAAAAGGTGGTGCCCTTACCAATCTCAGTTATGGTACGAGCACGTCCAGTGGTTATGTTGCCCTTCATTGTGCAATAGTATTCGGCGAGCTTTACTCGGGCAGTGTAGGACCTTCTTCGTTTTCGTTTAACAGTGTTTCGCGATCTATCAAGTCCGCCGTGGAAGCCGTTGTTTATTAAGTCAGAAGTATAGAAACCTTTCTTTGATCGGGTCTGTATGATTTCGTACGGGTCAAGTTGTGGAACCCAGCCGTTGCTGAAGAACATGAGCCAAGATATAAAGACGGGAAAAAAGAGTAGCCAGCCGGCAATATCCTGAGCTGCAAGAACATAGTTAGCACCAAACAGCCTAGTGGCCAGACTATGAACTGCCTGGTCAGGTTTGCGATTAAAACCGTCAAAGCGTAAGTTCGGGAAGTGGGGTGTAGATGGATCAAGGTAGCCGACTGGGTTGTCACTAGGGTCGTGGAAGGCCTT